TTTCAAGAAAACACCCTTGCCTTCCAGAACAGATTGAAGACACAGAATCTTATTGGAGGCAAGGTCAATCTCATCCAAAAGTAAAATTGCACCACGCTTCAGTGCTTCAATCACAGGACCATTGTGCCAGGCAGTTTCACCATTCACCAAACGGAAACCACCGATCAAATCATCCTCATCAGTCTCAATCGTGATGTTAACACGAATCAGTTCACGGCCAAGTTGAGCACACGCTTGCTCCACACTAAACGTTTTACCATTACCCGAAAGACCCGTAATGAACGTCGGATAAAAAAGATTGGAAGAAATAATTTTTTTAATATCGTTAAAGTTACCAAACTTGACGAAGGTATCATCTTTTTCAGGAATCAGTGTTTGTTCTACAGGAGGAATCACAGCAGGAGCTTGAAAAGTACGTTCGATTTCTTCTACTTTTTGTTGGGTAACTTCAAGATTCCAACGACCACGAGAAGTCTTATATTGTTCCAAGCGGCGGGTTACGGTCTGATAGTTCAGACCACGAGAAGCACAGAAACCCTTGAGGTCACCAGTGGTGACTTCTGAACCATACAGTTCTTTAATGGACTCAATCATTTGGGCGTCGTTCACAGCAGACTTGCGAGGCATAATGTAGTTAGGTGTGTTTGTTAACTGAAGTTATTATACAAGAAAAAGAGGGGGCATTCAAGTACCCCCCGTGACAGTTTGGAAAGTGGATCAGGCGACAAGTTCCATAAACTCCCCAAGAATCTTTTTGTTCATTTTTTTAGATTTAAGACTCTTTACAAAAGCAGATTTGATTTGTGCCTTAGAAGCATCCTCAGCAACATCAAACTCAGTATCCTGAGATAAGACGTTTGCAGAAAGACCAAAGTATGAATGATATCCAGACTTCTTGATGGTAAATGCCTTTTCTTTTTTCCAAGAACCCATCACCTTGTCGTGTTCTGGACCATAATACCCACAATAACGACGAATAAAATTGTTAGCATCACGGGATTCTAGAACACGAATACCAATGAAGTTAATATTGATAAAGTTATCCCTCAGATTATGAAGGAGAAGGTCAGTAAACTCCCACCAATCAACATCACAAGAATAAGTATTTCCAGTATTTCGGTCTCGAATAAAAGCATTAGGACCAATATGAGAAGTTCCCAAATAAGGACCATCTTCCCAATGACGCCTGACTTCACGATGATACTTAATACCACACGCTTCACCGTCAGTCAGAATCACACACTGAACTTTTTGGAGTTTATTCTCTTTCTGGAACTTAGGCAAAATTTGATGAAGAGAAATGAGTGCTTCATTCAAAGGAGTGCCCGAAAGAGAAAGACCCAAAGGAATAGGGTAACGGGAATAAAAATTACGACCAAAAGAATAGGCAAGGCGAAAGATATTCTTCATTTGTTCTTCCAAAGTTTTGACATTTACTTGACTAGTTAAGAGATTCATCATCGAAAACCACTCACCAACCTGAATCAGTCCATCTTTTTTCTCATAGGCAAGTTCCCGAAAATTTGCTTTACTATTATCATCATAAGAAACACGAGGATAGTCAGTTGTGAAAGCATAAACCTCAAACGGAATTGCAACTTTTTTGCAGAACCAGACAAGATTAAAGAGTTGCTTAACAGTATCAAGCATTACATTACCCATTGAACCAGACCAGTCCAAAACAAATATCAGACCATGATTCTTACCATCAGCAAGAGTTGTAACCTTTTTGAAAAGATCTTCATTGTATTTGTAGGTATGAAGTTTGGTGCAATCCAGAACACCAGTGCGGGCAGTTGTAGCACGGGCATAGGAGTCTGCTGCCTTGCGACACTCAAACTCTTTGACTAGATAGTTGACTTCCTTTTGCACTGAACGCTTGAACTCTACAAACTGATTATCCACCTCACCAAAAAGATCTTCATACTTATATTCAGTATTTTCCGAATAAGAATCCCAAGATTCTTTACACCGAGAATGAATATCAACATTCGGAACGATCACTTTTTTCAGGTCAAGTTTAGGCAGTTCCAAATAAACATTTTCAGGACCACTATTATTGATAAGTTCTTTCAGTGCCTCTTCCAGAGAGTCCATCGTCTTCACTTCAGGATCTTTATTCTTCTCACCACCACCCATTTCTGGGGTAGTTTCACTCATTTTGGGGGTGGTTTCATTAGAAGCGGATCCTTCGGAAGAATTTGACTTGGGTTGGTCGTTATCACCTTCCTGCTGGTCGGTGAAATCAGAAGCAGGTTGATTATCAGCACCACTTTGTTGTGCTTCCAGGTTATCCAGGTTGGTTTTTACTTGTTCTTGTTGTGCTCGCTTACAATACTTATAGAGTGCTTCTGCTGCCACCAGGACATCAGCAAAGGTTTCAGTGTTGGCAATCAAATTGATGATTTCAGTCTCTTCGCCACGCTCAATAGGAATATCAATATAGTTGCCAATCTTGAACCACAGGTTTGCACGGTCAGCAAGATTATAAGTTTCTAGTTTATCGTCTTTGATTTGGAAGAAATCGTTATCGGCAAGTTCCTTATAACCAGCGTAAAAACTTTTAGGAGAACCTGGATACTTCCTTTTACAAAGTTTTTCAATACGAGCGTCTTCTACAATATTTACAAATTGTCCTGGAATTTTATAATCTTTAGTCCAATCAATATCGGGGGTCCACAAAGAATGGGAAATTTCATGAAGGACGAGCATCGTATAGATATTATCACTTGCCTTTTCCCACATCGGCAGAGTCAGAACACGAGTATGAACATTAAAGCAGGCAGTTTCTACTTTTTTATGTTCAACTATGATGTCTTCGGTGGCAAGAAGCTTGGCGAGTTGAGACTTGATTTCGTGATTGAAGGGCATTAGTTTGATTCGTATAGAACCATCATACAAAAAAAGAGGGTGATGAAACCCTCTAGTGTGCCAGTTTGAGAAGTGGTTATTATTGTATTCTGTTTGGGTTTGTTCTGCGATTAGCGAGATTTACACCACCAGATTCAGCACCTTGCTTGATTTTTTCATCACTATATCTATTAGCATCTGTTGTATCCCAACCACCTGGTTGTTTAGTAAATGTGCCAGGTTTAGTTTTGTCGGATACTCCCTCAACACCCTTTTTCATAGAGAGAACGGTGTTTTTTCCATACATTCCAGGAGAACTAATGTTTGATTTTGGAAGAAAATCAAACATACCCTCAACAATACTCTGCTTCCACTCTTCACTCATATTTGCCATAATAGCAAGAGCTGCCTTGTTGGTATTAGCATAACCTTCGGCAACTAGGTATTCTAGGAGATAGTTAAAGAAATCGTATGATTCTGTTTGATCTTCTTTTTTAGGCATTCTAGCACCAGTATGATGTCTTACAACACCAGCAGAATCAGTATAAGTTGCTCTTTCTGGTCTAGGAGATACATAACCTACGCCAGGAACAGAACCAGTTTGTCCCCTTGCTCTTGCTTCGTTTCTTGCTTGTGCCCTTTGTGCTGCTCTTCTACGATTTCTATCGTATGCATCATCTTCATCAAGTTGTTCTACTTCTTCTACTTGAGAATGAACTTGTTGGTAAGCTTCCCAAAGTCCGATAATTTCTTGATCTCTCATTTTTTTAAAACTTTTTAGTTATTTATAAAATAAGAAGCGTCCCCGTTTGGAGACGCTTCTTGAGTGCTTGGCGACGTGCCTTTGCTTGTCGGAGTGCTTGTGGTTTGAGTTTCCGCTTCTGCTCCTTTTTAGAGTGGTGTTGCCAGTTTGGGGTGTTCATTCGTCTTGTGCTTGTGAGGACACACTACTATCTATATTTACAGAAGTCAAGAAGTCCAGTTTAGAAAGTATCCTATAATTCTGTCTTATATGAAAACCCATTTTTCTTTTCAAATTTAATTGTAGAATCAAACTTATCCTGAAGATCTGTTTTGTGAGAAATTACAAAAACATTAGTATCCTTAACAACATATCTAATAATTTTTAAAAATTCATCCGCACCAAAACCATCAAGAGAAGAGTCAAAAACTTCATCAAATAAAAGAATATTACAATTTACTGAATTTTTGACTCTTGCAATTTCGCGCCAAGCAAACAACAAACTCAAATCAATTCTTGCCTTTTCTCCTTCAGAAAAAGAGGAGTATGAGAAATCTTCGTGAATGGGTGATTTTACCGTTTCATTAAACTCTTCATCGAGATGAAAATTAATATAAAAATCCATCATTTGAAGATAACGATTTACCTGTTGATTTATGAACGGAAGATATTTCTTAATGATCTTCGTTTTAACGCCATCGTCCTTGAGTAAGGAATAGGCAAAATCGTAATAAACTATTTCTTCTTTTTTCTTTGAAAGGTCTTCGAATGTTTTTTGGAGATTGGTTTGAAATTCTTCTAACTTCTCATGCTCAGTATTTCTGTTTGCAAGGTTTTGGGTAATAGTTTGAATTTCAGATTCAAGGTCTCGTATTTGTCTCTGGTTGAGGGAAATCCGAGTATTGTTTTGAGAAATCTCATGATTGAGTTTCGTAATCTCCTTAGATAGAACTGTGAATTGACGCTCTCGTTCCTGTTCTAACTTGATAGTCTCCTCAAGTTCTTGAAAACCTTTCTGGAGTTCCTTTGCTTTATTTTGAGCGTCTGTAATTCTATTTAACCGAAACTCTTCCTCAATAGTCTGAGTACAAGTGGGGCAGACCGTATTCTCAGTAAAAAACTTATGCTCTTTCGTAATGACTAATACTTTCTGAGAAATTTTACCTTTAAGATTGTTGAGTTTTACTAACTTATCATCAGCACCAATCACTTCCTCTTGCTCTTTAGTAAAAGTAAAAATCTGCTCTTCTGTCATGGCATTTTCCACCATATAAATACCAACTTCTTTATCTAAATTGGCAATCTTTTCTTTATTTGCATTTATATTGGCATTACCACGATTTTCAAGTTCTTCAATAAACTCTTGCTGCATTTTTATTTTGTCCTTAAGATTATTTTTCTTAAGATCAAGAGATTTAATTTGATCTTTTTTCTCACGAATCTTATCTTTAATCAGATTATTCATTGCAGAAAAAATGCGAATATCCAAGAGATCTTCGATCACTTCACGACGATTTGCAGTCGTAAGTTGCATAAAGGGAACAAAAGTACTTGAACCCAAAATCACAATTTGAGTAAAAGATTTATAGTTAACTTTTAAAATATTATCTTCTAAGATTCTTTGATTTGCTCGATCATCTGCTTCCTTATGAAGGGGAGATCCATTTACTTCAATATCAAAAATATTTGGTTTGATTCCGCGACGAACCAAATAATCTCTACTATTGATAGAGAACTCAATCTCAACAACACAGTCCTTTTCGTTCGTTGTATTGACTAGTTGAGATTTATTAATCTTACGAAAAGGTTTATTAAAAAGAACAAACGTAAGTGCATCCAGAATTGTCGATTTACCAGCGCCGTTTGTTCCAATAATCAAATTAATACAATGTTTTTCAAAATCAACTTCCGTCCATTGATTTCCTGTGGAGAGGAAGTTTTTCCATTTAATCTTGTGAAATACTAGCATTCTTAGGGGGTATCACGATATCGTTGGGAGTTACCACAGCATACTTGTAATTATACCTCTTACAAGTCATTATGGCAAGTGCATCATCAACTTCTACTACATCCATTTCTGATTCTTCTTGATCCTTAAGCATTAAGGCATATCTAACCGCATCATCTTCCTCCTCAAAAAGAAAAAGAACTTTCTCACCGTATCGATTTTGAACGGCATAAGCACCATCTTCTTTTTGATCTTTAAGAGTAAGAAGATACATTATTCGACTTCGCAAGCTTGTTTATATAAATCTTGAAAGATTCCTTTAATTAGGTTTTTGTCTAAATTAAAATCAGACTCATCAATATATCTATTCAAAATAGAAAGTGTATTTTCTTCTTCATCAATTTCAAATTCTTCACTTTCTTGTATTTCAAAGTTTTCAACAATCTTAAGTTCTTGAATACCAGCAGTATATAACTTATCAATAAACCTTTCAAAATCCTTTGGTCTAGATTTTTTACGAACAATCACTCTTACAATCTTATTCTCATATTCCGATGCATCAAATAACTGATATGGAGTATCTTCATAATAAATGTTAAAAAATAATTTATGAGGATTATTAACTGGTGTATGGGTAAGGGTTTCCGTATCAAAAATATGAAATCCTCTTGTATCATTCACATCAGTCCAAAACATTTCATAAGGATTTCCCAAATAGAAAATCTTCCCATTATTTGAACGAGTATGATAATGACCAGAAAATACTTTATCAAACTTATCAAAAACTTTAGGGTCAGTTCCGTGCTCTTCCATAATCAGGTTTCGATTTACAAGAAACCCTTGAAGTTCAAGATGACCCATCGCAACTTTTGCTTTGGTCTTTTTAATCTGCTTTAAAGTTTCATCATAGTTCTCGCTACAAATCCAAGGAACCATTAAAATATCTAAATCACCAACTTTAATAGTTTGTGGGGAACTATAAGTTTTAATATTTGGATAAGTTTGAAGAAGCAAACTTGGAGAGTTAACACTATTGGTATTCTTGTAGTAACAATCATGATTACCAACAATCATATGAACCTCATAATCTTGCAAAGGTTCAAATACAACTCTTTTTGCCCATTCAAGACTTTGATAATCAATTGATCTACGACTATCAAAAGTATCACCCATATGAATAACTACTTCTATCCCATATTTTTTAAGAGCAGGAAAAAACACTTCACTATAAAACAGTTCAAAATAATCATGAATATATTTTGAACCTTTTCTTGCCCCATAGTGGGTGTCCGTCAGAATAGCAATCTTCATCGATTATTTCTATAAGAGATGTTATCTTTAATGCTATTATAGTCCGAACTACTGCCAGAAAGCAAGCTATCATCAACAACCATAACCTCATCAAAACCAGTGCGTTCAATGATCTTGGTCTTGATTTCTAGTTGTTTTTTCTCTTTCTGAATACGACGAAGAAAAGCATAATGAATGATTTGAGTAAAATAAGCAAATGGATTAGTTGACTTTGCGGGGTCAAAGTTATGAATATATTGAACGCAGTTTTCAATACCATCAGAAATCATATCATCCCGAAACATATAGTTAACAAAGTTCGGTTTATATGAAAGATGCGTGGCGATTTTAAGAAAGCACTCGCCCAGATAGTTAGAAATGGATGGTTTACCTTCCCAGTGCTTTGCTCGCTCTTCTTTGGGTTGCTTTTTTAAATCTTTATCGTATTTCTTTAAATATGATGCTTCAACTTTAGTTCTATAAACAATTAATGCTTCAAGTAACTCTTTGTTGTTTACATAATGTTCTGATTTCTTTTTGGGCATAACATCGGTCTTTGTAAATAAATATTTGTTATGTTTATTATAACATACTTTAAGGGCTTGACAATATTCAAAAATACAAGTAGAATCTGTTTGTTCCCGTTTAAGATAATAGTTTAACTTTCATTAATATTATTAAAGATTCTTTCAAGATTCTTGCGAGCATCTTCTACTGTCGATATAAATCCCATTTTATCAGATATTTTAACTTTACCATCTATTTCAATATCTACATCATGATCATTTAAATATCTTTCATAGAATGAAATCATTTTCCCCTCTTTGATTTCTGTCATAGTCACAATCTTGTCATATTTGACTACAAACATTTCATCAGAAGGTATTTCCATCCAGGGCTTTATCTTTACATATTGCCCAATATGATTTGTGACGACTTTCATAATGACAGGATTTTGAAGAATAATGATAGGATCTCCATCATTCTCATCGACACAAACGATTGAGAAGACTTCTTCTCCTGTAACTAGTTTTATTGCTGCGTAAAACTCTTCTCCCATTAGTTTTTAAGTGGTATGTTTACAATATCATAGTTAAAATTTTCTTCGTTATAAATTTTAATTCTTTCGATTAAGTGATTGAGTGTATAATTTTTTCTTGATTTATAACTGATATCATCGGCAATGTCATATAAAGTTGCTTTTACTTTGTTTTCTCCTTTTCTGAGAACTCTTCCGATAGATTGGAGATTTCTGATTCTTGATTTACTAGGGGAAGCAAAGACCACATTATGTAGATTTCTGATGTTAATACCAGTAGAAAAAGTACCGTAAGAAGCAACGATGATAGCATTATTTTCCTTTTCAGTTATTTCACGAACTCTTTCTCTTTCTTCAGTTTCTACTCCACCATGAATAAAAAATACATGACGATTATCAAGTTTGCTACTATTTATGAGTTCATATAATGGTTGTCCATGACCTTCGACTCTTGAGAAAAGAATTAAAGTATTTCCCTTAAGATCAAGAGCAAGATTTTTAATAAAGTTATTTCTTTTTGAATGATTAATAATGTATTGAATCTCATCTTCAAATATTTCAAACTTATTTGGCGGGTGTTTTAATAAAAGTATTTTAATATCTAACTTAGCAAGATGACCTTTTTGCATCAGTTCATCTGTTTTAATAATCTTATAAGAAGGTCCAAATAATCCCTCTAAAACCCATTTATGAGTCTGACTTCCGTCAAGTGTTCCAGTAAATCCAAAACGATATTTTGCATCACAAAGTTTAGTCATTATAGATATTAATGATTTGGATTTAAACTGGTGTGCTTCATCTCCTACGACTACATTAAATCTTGCAAAATACTGCTTAGGCAATTTGTAAATGCTTTGCCAGGTGGTAATAATGACTTGAGAATCAGTTTCTCTTTCTTTTCCAGCGTAGATTTTGTGGCAGTATGAACCAACATCCCATCCATAATCTGCAAAATCTTTATACATTTGTTCTACAAGGGATGTCGTCGGAACGACTATCAGAGTATTTTGTCCTTTCTCAACATAATATCTCACAACAGAATATATCATTAATGACTTTCCAGAAGCAGTTGGAGATATCAATAACTTTCGATTATGTCGCAAGGCGTCGTATACTCCCTCAACTTGGTAATCGCGTGGGGCGTGTCTACTGATTGCATCCATATAATCTTTTACACCTTCCTTTGAAATATTCTCATTTACCTCAAAGGGAAGACCATAAAACTTATTATTTGCGAACTCATATGTATATCCGTGATCCTCACAAAATTTGATAATTTTATCTAAAAGTCCAACATAAATCTCTCTTGTATCCACATTAAACAAATATATGCGACCATCCCACCATTTATTTTTATAAGCAGGAGCAAACTTTGCATTTGGAACTTCAAATTGAAATGCGTCCCTTAATTCATAATAGATATGAGGTTCCGCTTTGATATGCAAATATACTTCGTTCTTTTTTGATATAGTCAAATGACTCATATTTTATATCATTTCGATACAAATATTTATCTCATCAACTAAGGACCTCCATATCCAGCCTGAAATCTCATAAATTCAATACTATTCTTGATTTGATAAGTTCTGTTAGAAACGGTCTTAATAATTTCTTCTAAAAACTTGAGCATAATATCATAGTATCTTATCTTCAAATCAATTTTAGAAAGTCTTTCATCGGCACTCATATACCTCTCTATGGCATCCTTTTCCCTTACCTTATACGGAAATGGTTCTTCTACATAAGCTTCTGCTGGTGCCTTTCCTGTGTAGTAATTATAGCGTTCTAAACGCACTCTATTGTAAGATTCTCTTGCCTTTTCGCGTAATAAGGTAATCGTATTATAGATGGTATAATATTTGGAATGTAATTGGGGAATTTTTAAAGATTCATCATGTAAGTTGTCAGGATCGATGACAGAATCTCTCTGCCACATCTCCTGAATTTCATCAAGATTCATAAAGGTTTTCCGTTTGTTCCTGTTATATTGTAAATAGTATACTTGAAAGATACGTCTGCTGTAAAGTACTGAATATCAGATTGAGTTGCATCAAACTCTAAAGATGTTAATGAAACTGGAAATAAATCTTTGAATCTGACAAGAGCATTGTCCCTAAAGCTACTGTTCAAAATGTGAAGAGTTCCATCACTAAATGCTTTTTTTGGATCTCTAATATCATCTTGAGTAATTAAATTTCTGTATTCTGATGTTGATTCTGGATATCCAAGTCCAGTTAACCAGTTATGAATAGACATATAGTTACTCATATCTTCATCAACTAAAAACCTAATTGATAAATCACCATAAGAAAGTTTTTCTCCAGGAATATCAATATCTTTTAGATATGATGGTTGTGTATTTGTTGGCAAACTAATCTCTGGTATTCTAGCACTATTACAAAAGAAAACAGATTTTGGTTCTTTCGATAATGTGAACTTAAAACCAATGGGAGATAGGAAATTTCTATTTTCTATTTGGTTGGTAAAAGGTGATCGTGTCATTTCAATACTTTCCGTACATTAAACCTTTACTTTGTGTTGTTGGAAATGAAGGTTTGGTTTTTGCTAAAAGACTTACATCCATATCTTTAACACCAAACTGTTTATAATCTTTATATCCAAGATCTTTGGTTGTCTGTGTAGTTAAATCGGCCTGACGATCTCCTACATATGGACCTCTATCAATTACTTTGGTTGTAACACTTTTTCCAGTTTTTGGATCAGTTATTTTAACATCGCTACCAAGTGGTAAAGTTTTACTGGCAATTCCTCTACTCTGAGGAGTTAATACTGATCCACTAGCGGTTTTATTTCCATATAATCCTGGACCATAAGAACTTACTTGTCCAACAACAGCAAAAGGAATTGCCTCAGATATAAACTCCTTAAAACTTTTCATTTTTTTTATTTTTATTTAGATAAAAAAAAGGGGTGCCTGAGCACCCCAGAGAATATGTGAATATAACTCACATTAGGTTGTCAACACGTACTCTTCTGTAGTAACGGTTGGAGTTCATCTGGAGGCGACCTGCACCAACGGTAGTTCCTTCAGCGAATGGGTTAGCAACAAGACCATATCTGGTCTTGAAGCCGATCTTAGGCTGGAAGGTGTCCTGACCAACAGCACGAACCATTTGGAGAGGAACGTATGGGCAGTAGAATAAACCTGCATCATATGGTGAAGAACCCTTATAACCAACAACATAGTATTGGTTAGCAGAAACGTTTGCCGAATAAGGATCGATATAAACACGATACTTACCTTGCAGAACACCAGCAAAAGTGTTGCCAGTATCATCAACGTTGAGGTTAGCGTTGAGTGCAGGGGTGTAATCAAGAACACCTGCCATGGTGAGTGCCGAAGCAACGTCAGCAGAGCAGAGGATCATGTTACCCTTCCCTCTACGAGTTCTTTGTGCGATTGCGTTAGCATCGCGCTCGATTTGGAAAATAAGACCCTTGAACTTCTCAACCGACCAACGACCGTTGGAGTCGACGTCTAGATCGAAGATACCTGCAGAAGCAGTGTTTGCCTGAGCACCAGACTCAGCAACATTATAGATGGTACGGATAACTTCACGATTGATTTCAGCAAGAATCTCAGTTGAGAGAATGTTTGCGAGTTCAGCCTCAGCATTCAAACCATGGATTGCTTTTAGGTCTTGTGCGAGTTCTAGAGTGTATTCTGCTTTGAGTGCTCTTGACTTAGCAGTAACGGTGACTTTCTCAATTGAGAATGCCATTTCGTTAAACTGGTCACCAGCACCAGCACCGCCACCTAGATTTTCTGCGTCATCGGTACGCATACCTTCGCCTACGTTGTAGGTCGTTGCGGTTTGTCCCGATTCTGGGTTCAGAAGACCTGGGTTAGTACCACGCTGAGTAGTTGTACCAAGACCAACAGAACCGCTAGTGAATCCACTGGTGAGGTTTTGTGCGCTACTCTGACCTGAGAATGCAGTATCAGCTTCGTTGAACAGAGCTTCAGTTCCATTCATGGTCTTATACTTAGAACGCATCGCAAAGATAAGACCAGTAGGTCCGTTCATTGGTTGAACACCAGCAAGGTCATAAGCGACCAAGTTAGGCATTGCACGACGGATAAGGCTGATTAGAACAGGATCGAAACCAGCAACTGGTGAAGAAGCACCAGCAGAGAAACCTGCAGTTCCTGTGCTTGAAAAAGTATTTACAGTTGGAGCTTCTGAGAGGAAAGAACTCTCTTCACGTAGTTCTTTCTCTTGGTTTTCTAGCAGGATAGCAGTTACCGCTCTACGATGTGAATCTTTGATTGAATCAAGACCCTCATAGTCAAGGATTGGTGCCCACTTCTCCTGCAAATATTCCGCATTGAACATTTGCATTTGTTTTACCTCTTTTTAAAAACGTGTTGTTGTTTGAATTTATGATCTAAAAATCACTTTTTGGCAACTCTACTAAGAGTCTGAAGATAAGCTTCCATGATGCTGCCAACTTGTGGTTGATTTTGAACATCTGTGCTTTCAGACAAGTTTTCAGAGTTATCTCTTGGAGTACTAGCACTGATTGGGAAATAAGAATTTCTCAACATTACTAGTTTCTCACGATATTCTGCTTCACCATCAAACTCAACATTTTCGGCAAGAGAAGCGAGTTTGTCCTTCTGAGAAAGTGCAAGACCCTCAGCGACATCTGCAAAGATTACATCAGCAACCGACTCGGCTAATCTTCTATTAAGAGCAACATTTCTTGAAATTTGCTCGTTGAGTTTTTCTTCCATTTCATCAAGTTTATCTACCATGCTTTCGATTACATCATATCTATCTTCAGGAACAGTTACATAATGATCTTCAAAAAGTTGCTTCATGCCCGAGAGGAAGCTCTCGGTCATTTCGGTCTTAAGACCGTGCTCAACTGCGAGTACATTCTCAGAGAACCACTCATCAGCAACATACTCAAGATAAGTATCGACTCTATCAACCAAGTCTTCCTTGATTAATTCAATCTCCTCTATAAGTGCTTCTTCATATGAAGAATGAAGAGATTCTTTGATTTGTTCAACCTTTGAACGAATAGCAGCTTCAAAGATTGTACGTGCCTTTTCTTGAAACTCTTCAGATAGTTCTTCACCTGCTAGAAGAGCATTAACATCTTCTTCAATGTTAAACTCTTCTTCCATTTTTTTACCATAACCAGATTCATCTTCTTCATCATCATCGTCATCATCGTCGTCATCATCTTTAGAACCTTTTTTCATGTATGATGCTTTCATTCTTCTTTTCTTAGATTTCTTTTTACCTGCTTCGTCCTCTTCATCCTCTTCATCCTCTTCGTCCTCTTCGTCCTCTTCGTCCTCTTCGTCCTCTTCGTCCTCTTCGTCCTCTTTAGAATCTTTCTTCATGTATGACGCTTTCATTACTCTTTTGTTAGATTTCTTTTTACCTGCTTCGTCCTCTTCATCATCCCCCTCTTTCTTAGATGCTTCTAGAAGTTCCTCATCTTCATCATAATCGGAGTCTTCTTTACGCATAGAAGTATTAGATGGAGGTTCTGCTGCTGCTGCCTTAGCATTAACAACATTTTTAACTTGTGCTAAAGTTACTGCAGGAGTGTTTAGTTTTGCTGAATCGTCATCTGGACGATAGTTGTCTACAGTAGGACCGCCCAGATCTTCCCAAGTTCCAGTTTGCCCAGGAGCAATTCCTGTAGACAAGTTGTGCATTGGTTCGGCAGCTGCAGCTCCTTTGGTTACTACGTTTTCCATTTCTTGTAAATTTCTACCAACGGACATTTGTTTGATTGTGTTATAATCTATATTTATTTATTAAATCAAAGATTTGAAAGAAATTCCTGAAACAATTCAACCTTATGTTCCTGAAGTGTTCTTTCATCTACTAAAGTATTAATTCTGCGCTTAGTTTGTTTGGCAAGTTTTTCACGAAGAATTCCACCTTCCCAAACCCATTCCTTACCTTCCATAATTCCAGAAATAAAGGCATCGGGAGCAGAAGGATCTGCAACAATATCAGCAGCAGTTGCTAACATAAAATCGGGACCAACTACTTTATGTCCTTCATTAGTCATCTGAAGAGATCCAACACCACGAGAAGAAACACCAAGACAAACTCCTTCACCAATAAGAGATTTTGCAATCTTACCCATTGGAGTTTCTAAAAGTTGTGCCTTACCCCTGAAGTTAGTTCCCTCACAAGTAAGAGAAACAATTTTATGAGAAACACGATCAAGATTAACAGTAGGTCCCTCAGGATGACCAAGTTCTCCAAGAGCACGACCTTTGGAAACAAATGCTTCATTGTATCTGTTTACCTCTTTTGCAAGAGTTGACATAGGATACATTCTTCCATTACGATTGCAAATGTCTCCTTGAAGGAAAATACCTTCAATAAACATTTTTTTATTAGTACCTTTTCCTTCGGTGATAAACTTAACTTGTTGTACTTCTTCTGTGATGAGTTTCATTTTATTCTGATACTAGAGAAACGACTTCTGCAATATTGAAGAATGTATCTGGCTCATAGGTCAAGCAAGAAACTTTTACACTTCTCGAAACAATACCATTACCTATAACTGGAGAAACAACAGATGAACTATTATGTGCGATTGTAATTCCATTCTCAGTCATTGAAATAATTGGCACATGAGAAGTATTGATACCTGCTGTTGTTGCACCAGTAATTGATACATAATCTTTTATGTCAAATGTATTACCATTATTTTCGCCAAAATTTATTGTTGTTGTTGTTCCAGTAGTGATTCCTATTATTCTTTGATTTCTCAAAGTTTCTTTAAGAATATCTACACTGTATGATGTAATATGATAGCTATCTTGTGTTGCAACTGGATTTGTTCCGATAGAAACATATCCTCCAGAACTTCCAGTAGTGGATCCAATTGTAATTCTCAAATATCCAGTTCTCAAAACAATCGGAACACTAGTTGTAGCAACACCTATAGATGGCGCAAGTCTAGGAATAACTGTATCTTGAATAACTTTGATAGCCATTATTCTTGATCCTCTACCTCTTCTACTTCATCAAACATTGATGAAGCAACTACTGGTTTTGCAAGTTCGATTTTTTCTGCTGATTTTGCAAATAACACTTGTTTAATTTTGTCTGAAATATTTGCAGGAGAAGAATCTGTTGCAATCAAATCGATAATTTCTTCCATAAAATTTAGATATATGTCTATCTTTTATTTATATTTCGGATTTCTTGGCATCTTTTTGCATCTGAGCATCTAGATCAGTGGACTGCTGGTTTAGAGTTGGTTCTTGTGGAACTTCTCCCATATTCATTCCATTTTGACCCATTCCTTCAGTTCCATATCCAGTTCCTTCTGGAGATGTTGGTGGTAAGGGCTGACCTGTAATAGGATCAGTGGATGAAGGGTTTGGTATTATTCCCTTTTTAATCTCATTTTTAATTTGTTCGTTGATATCAATTATTTCAGTATCCGTCTGCCGAAGAATCCTTTTTCTCACATATTCGTTTGAATAATATTTTCCAATATAAGATTCAATCGTTGCTAAGATTCCAAGTCTGTTTTGTAAAAGTTCAGTCTCTTTTAGTTCGGCAAACTGGTTATCATAAAGAAAATCATACTGAATATGATCACTCATTACTTCCCAATCTTCGGGAGATACGATGTTTTTGAGAATCAATTGCGTTCTCAACATGTCATTGAACATTTGAGAAAATCGTTTTCTTAAGCGCCCAACAAACTTAGAAAACTTAAGTTCATCTCTCAAAATTTCTGATGAACGACCAAGATTAAATCCACCATCTCCAGCAATTCTTGATTCTGGAACTCCCAATGCCCTATAAAGTTTCTTTTGAAAATATTCAATGTCGGCAAGTTCTCCAAGATTTTGTCCACCAGGAAGAGTTGTAATTTCTGTTCCTCTTCCACCCTCTCTTCTTGGAAGCCAAAAATCTTCCATCATACTCATAAACTTACGATCATCACGGACTTCACCAGTGTTGGCAACATATACAAGTTTGTTACGATAACGATTCATAACATCCTTGAGATATTGCTCTGCCTTTACTTTTGGAAGATTGCCAACATCAATATAAAAAATACGACGTTCTGGTGCTCTGGATAAACGATAAATTACAAGAGAATCTTCAATCATACGAAGTTGATTGAGAGCTTTAATTGCTTTATGCAAATATGAAAGAACAGTTCCTTTATTTCTATCTACTAATCCAGAAGTGCAGTATGTGATTGAATCTTTTGCAATTTTAATCGCCTTTTGTCCACCAGCACCTGATATCATTCCTGTTGGATAATTTGGTGTTGGTGTATATGTATAATATTCTTCAAGTTCAATATTTAATGACCTTTGAGTTTCTTTAGTATCTGCTGCGATATTAAAAATTTCTCTTCTATTTGGATCTTTTTTCTCCTGACGAATATATCTCATTTTCATGGGATCAATATACCTCAACTCCTGGATACCAAGTTGAGGATTCTTAACATCGATAACTTTTAAATAATATAGTCTCCCATCAACATACCAGTTCCTAAAGATTTCATGACATTTTCTGTCAAAATCCATTATTTCTTTGATATATTTAAACTCGTTTCTTATTCTTTTCTTTAACTGATCACTCGCATTTAAATTTGATAGTTCTATCTCAACTGGAGAATCATATAAGTCACTTACCAAAGCTTCGTTAACAACATCTTCGATGGCATTATCACACTCTGGGTGTATTGCCATCTCACGGTATCTTTTAATTAAATCATGTTCTGATCTATATACGCCTTCAATATCAAGATATTGACCATAAAAACCACTGGCAATAAAATTATCAACCCCGTCCTCGTTAGTTTCGGGGACGGGGGATAATATTGTAGGTGATTTTTGGACTTGGTCTTCAATAGAAAATCCAAAAAGTTTTGCCATAGTAAAATCTATTTACCTGTTATTATACTATTTAGTTGATATCCTCTCCACCTGCTACTGCAGCATTACCTTTGATTGCTTCCCACCACTGAACTTGAAGTTCAACAGTAAACTCTTGAATACCTTGAGAATCATATGAGAGATCAATCATACTTACTTGTGTTGGGAAAACATCATAAAAATGATATGCTCTTAAAGTTTCTCCACTACGATCAAGTTGATAGACATATGCATCTGCTTGATATAATGCTGGGTTTGTTAACCCAGTATTATCAGAAACTCTATTGATTTTATTCATCCAGTTCTCAAAAGCAGAACGAATTGCAAAATCGGTATCGTTAATAACAGTTACTGTCCAAGAATCAAAAGTTCTGTCCCCAGCAATTTTTAAAACTCTTCCTCTAAAAGGAACTTCGATTTGTGCAACATTCGAGGCAGGAAGGTTTGCACCTTTTACCAAAAATCTTGCTTTATCAAGAACTACAGCATCTGCTTTAGCAGCATCTGGGAATGAAAGAACAACCTCAAAAAGGTTTGAACGAGCACCACCACCAGTAAGCTTACTCTTGAAGTCGGTAATCTTTCTTAAAGGGGGTGGATTTAATTGATTTCTGGTTGCCATTTGTTTTAACCTCTAAGTAAATTAAACTTTTCCAATTACTTCTTCAAAAGCAACACCAGTTCTGGTGGCTATGAAGGTTAGACCGATAAAGTTAATCGATCTTGCTGGTTTTATATAAATGTCAGCAACAAACTCGTTATTATCAATCACAGCAGCAGTATTATTTGTTTCATCACAAATAACAACATAATCATAGATTCCTCTCTTGGATTGAACATCACGGAGGAATGGTTCAATAATATTTACAAAGTTTGTTCTGGTGATTTCATCGTTAAACTCAAATAGTTGATCTTTTGCTGCAGCAGAAATTGCATTTTCAAGATAAACGAACAATCTACGAACATTGATTCGATCAAATGCTGATGATTTTGCATAACCAGTCTTGTCTCCAAATAAAATTATCCCAGATCCAGGTGAAAGAATAACTGGATTAATTCTGTTTGAATAGAGTCTATCTCTTTGAGTTTTTGATGGATTGAATGGAAGTTTTACTGCATTTAAGATTGTACCTCTAGAAGTTCCAGCAGGTGAAAACCATGGGAACTGATTAATATCATTTCTGGCACAACATCCAGCAATATCTCCATTTAAAGGAACATATCGGAAAGTATCATTAAATCTATCATACATGTATTTGTATCCACTGTCAAAAACTCCATAAGTTGTGGATGTAATCGGAGAATAGAAACTGATTAGATTATCAGTGATTTGATCGTCAGAATTTACTGTAACAGTTCCAACTGATGAATCGTTCAAGAATGCTTGGCGATATGGAGAAATAAATGCAATTGCATCTTTTCTTATTTCTGCTGTGGAAATGCACTTGTTTGCAAGTGCCTGGGCTTGTTCTTTTGGATAGTTTGCAGATCCCATTAAAATGAAATCTATCTTGTACTTTTCTGTATTTTCAAAAGTAATATATCCACTTTGAATGTCTTCTAAACCAGAATAAAGAGATCCAGTTACAGTTAAATCTGTCCCCCCATTATAGTTTTTTCCACCTGCCAAAGTATAAGTATTAGATCCAGTTCCTGCAAATATAGTTCCAGAAGAATCTTGATCCCATCCAGTATCAGCATTCAGAGTAAATGTTGATGCACCTGCTGGATCAAATCCTGTTACTACAGTTCCTGCTGGTTGTGAACCACCAAAAATATATCTTGAGTTATTTACAAGATATTTTCTCCAATAGGATGTACTTCCAACTGAATATTCCGCATCAGTTGCTTTTGAAAGTGATAGATGCTTTTCAAGAATAGTTCCAGCATTTCCAGTAACGTTTCCAGCATCATCAATGACTACAATGTGAACTTCATCAAATCTTCCACTTCTTGCCGTAGTATATGAGGAAGTTGATGGGCGATTTGAAATTTGATCCCACTGAATGGAACCATTTGTTAGTGTAATGTATTGCTGCCCAAACCAATCTCTTTGTCCAGTAAATGATCTGGTTGCAAATGGGGTTGAATACCCAGCAGTATGGATTGCAACGTTTCCACTATTGGATATTGCATAAACACCAGTTGGTTGATAATCAACATCTGTTGATGTTCCTGCGGCAGAAACACGACTTACAATTTTAGTTCCTATTTGTCCAGAACCAATTTCAGTGACTACACCTTTCAAATATCCATCAATAATAGTTGTTGATCCAACACCAGGAAGAATAGTTCCTGATGGGATTGCAAAAGTAAATCCACAACCAACAGCAATATTTGTTGTAGAAATACCTGTTAAAATTTGGTCCGCTTTCGCATCAATGACTGCAACTTTAATTCCGTTTGCCCAAGAACCTGGATTTCTTGCAGCAAAGGTTACATTTGTAATAGTATTTTCGTCGTATCCTAGTTGATTATAATGTTCCTCACTTTTGATTTTAATACTTGAAGCAGACCCAACAAAACTATTTTTTAGCAGTTGTCCATCTGCTCTTAAAACCCTCAATGTTCCACCATATGTAAGATATGATGAAGCAACCATCCAGTGTTCATAGTGCTTATCAGTTGGATATGGTTGACCAAAAATATTGAGAAGATCATTTTCATTTTTAACAATTTCGGGATAAGAAACTGGTCCTTGTGAAAATGGTGCAACAATTGCTCCAACAGAACCAGAAACTGTATTAACCCTACCTAGTGTTAAATCAACCTCTCTTACTACAATTCCAGGAGATGCTAAGTTTAGCGGCATTTTTTTATTCTCCTACAAGTCCAGAATTATTCTAGAAATATTTATGAAAAAGACTTCTTTCATTGGGGAAACAATACATGAACATATTTACCAATCGGGATATTCCCATCCGACCGAAAAAATCTTATTCTTTCTAGTATTCTTAATTCTCTCTATTGTACATTCTTTACACTCATAAGAATATGCTGATGGAAAATGACCTTTATTTTTTCTAGTCAAATAAAAATCATCGATTAAGTTTTTTACTTTTCTACAAACTTTACATTTTCTGTCAAAAAATAATAAATGTTCTAGTTCAATCTGTTGATCAAGGTCCATTAAATGTAATCCCACATATAAGATCTATCACCATACTCATCCGTATACCATCTATCCCCATCAGCATCAACAAAACTCTTTATATCATTAATACCATCTGAGATAAATCCAAATGGCGCCATATCTTGCTCTATTTGATTTTTTTGTTCTTCATAGATTCTTTTGCGAACATCATTATCCGTCATTTCTTTGAAATAATCTTGTGCAACTAACCAAGAAAAAATAACAAGACACATTGCTAAATCATCATTACATCCTTCTTCTGCTTCAAATGAGTTATGCTTCTGTGAAAAAGTTGTTAATTCTGATATAATGTCATAGTCAGTTGTTAACAGTTTATCATCTTCTAATAAAGTCTTTAAGTTAGAGCACCCCAACTTTTTAACTGCCGCAGTCATTCTCACACCAAGTTGAGATTTTTTTCCACTAAATCCAGATCCAACAATTTGCCCAGCGCGTCCTCTCATTGCACACATTAAAATATTATCATATTCCAAATCAAAATGTAAAATATTAGATACCTGATCTCCAATATCATTGACTTCGACTAACAACCAACAATCATTATATCCCCTTGCAACTTCATTAATAATGCTTGGAAATAGCATTGGCTTTATTTCATTATTTCTATATTTTGCTACAACTTTATATGGAAAGTTTGTAATATCAAAAACAATAAATGCCGAATAATCATTGCCTATGCCACGAGCAACATCAACTGTCATCAAATAGTTATGTTCTTCTTTTGGTTCCTCATATACATCTAAACCAGCATTTCTTTTTATTGGATCTTCATAAACAAGATTTCTAAGTTTTGCTGGATTAATAAGAGTATTTACGGATCCTAAAAACTCACATTCAAACTCAACTTTAAACTGTTGTTCAGAAGTGTTTGCAATTGTCTGTGCCTTCCATGCATCGTCTCTACCAGGAACTTCAGACCAATGTACATCAGTGGGTACATATTCGTTTTTACCCCTCTCAGCATCATGCCACATACGGTAGAAATGATTCATACCGCGTGGTGTAGATACAATGATTACTTTTGTGCTTTGCCCAGAAGAAATAGTAGGATAAACTGACGCAAAGAAGTCATCAGCAATGTGATTTGGAATGAATGCAAATTCGTCCAAAAATATGATATTATAAGATCCGCCACGAACAGCAGATGATGATGTAGAGTTTGATGATATTTTGGATCCATTTTCAAGTTCCAAAGAACCTTTATTCCAAGATATAACACCTTGTTGCATCCATGTAGGTAAGTTCTCATAGGCAAGTTGTAATCTATTGAGAAGATCTCTTGCTGTAGATGCTTTGTTCGCCAAGATGGCTATATTTACATTATCATTAAAAACTGCATAATGTAATAGATACGATACGCAAGTCGTAGATTTACCCGTCTGACGAGGCATCTTGCATATATTAAATCTGTATTCATGAAAATTTCTGATTAGTTTTTCCTGAAACGGATACATTCTGAATGGTTGTAACCCATGATCAAGAGTAACAATCTTGATGTAATTTCTGGCAAAATATACGGGATCTTCTTTGCATTTTAAAAACTCAATGATTTGTTCTTCCGTGAACTCAATTTGAGTATTTGCTCTTTTTAGGTTGGGGTTGCCCAAATAAACATTATCAGCCATGAAAGTTACCTACTAATTTCTTCCCAGTCCATTTATGCCAATTCCTTACAAGTAAAAGCAAACCACACATCTAACTTAGTGCTATTATCAACTCTTTTCATACAAAGTGTAAGCATATTTGGAGTTGCTCCACCATGCATAGTTGCTGGTCCTTCA